CGACTACCGGCTGCTAATCTCACGCGATATTTCGAGCATGTCGTTTCGGGGGGTAAACGAAATAACTCGCGGCGTGAGAGGCTCAAAACGATCAATAGAGGATTCAACCTCAGACTGGTCGGCACCCCAGTCTTCGGATAAGTCGCGTGCTTTGACAGGCAAAATTGTGTAGATGGTTTTCGGTCCCTTGCCTTGGCGGGCCATGGACCAAAAAATGCGATCCAAGGGGCCAGTTTTTGCGTCTTGATCAAAGGACGCTAATTGGCGGGTCAGGGTTGGACTCGTCAATAGGATCTCCACAACAGGCTCCTCGGCCGACAGGTTTACAATGCTGAAGGCAGCCTTGGGTCTTGGTGAATCACCGATACCACACAATGGGCACTCGGCTGCTTCACCCAAGCACACAAATGATTTCTTGCCGGGTCGTTCAATCCAGTGCTGGTCAAAAGATGCGAAAGGAGCACTGTCAAGAAACTTAACTAATTGTGGTTCATCAGTAAACCTGAACTCGGTCGTAAAAGACTTGTCCGTCTTAGCACTTTTAAGTGCTGATTCCCAACCCGATTGAAGTGCGGATGAGTGATCGGCGACGGTGTCTTCATTGTCCTCTTCGAGGAGGACATCTTCTTCAACTTCAACACCATCGACAATGTAGTCTGTGGCTTCGGCAACACGGCGTGCGGCAATAGGCATTTTTCTCCTTAGGCATTTTCTTGTAGGGATGTGCTCCATCGTTCATACAGAACGACAGTGAGATCGTGGTGTCGGCTCCACTCGATGCGTTGCGCACCAAGAAGATTTCTTTTGGTAAATTCCTCCACCGTTATCTCGATAAGTGCCCGCGTGTAAACACGTTTTCCGGGCATTTCTTTTCCGGCCCGCACATAGCCGGGAAGTCTGAATGGTGCTTTCGGGATATAAGATTGTCGCTCCCATAAACGGATTGTCACCGAGGTTTTTCCCAGTGCGTTTGCAAGGGCCCCCGGGAGAAAGAATTGAGTTTCCACACCTCCGTGAGCCTTGACGATTGGTTTGGCATCCCACGATGTATTTGCAGTGGGCACTGACTTTTCGTTATTGTCACGACGTTTGCGTTTGGATCCCGGGTAGAACTGATCCAGTCCTTGAAAAGTTTCTTCGATATCGACAATCATTTGAGTACCAAAGCCCATGTGATCTTGGGTGGGTAGATCTTGTCGACTGCGACGTCATTCAATTTTTCGTCGTACAAAGCCTGCATGACCCTGTCCTCATTGACCACGCGGACGAGGTCGGTGCACTCTTCCCAAATGCCAGCCGTCTTAAGAACTTCTTCTGCTTGATCTTCATCGAGAGATCGAGATACACGGCGTTGACGCTGCAGTGCGTCGGTGCCGTCAATTCCGTCGTCAAATTCCAGCCAGTAGTGTCCCTGATCATCTTCAAATCCAGTGTTCTCAACTAATTTCATGAGGTCATCGCGGATGACCTTGCTGCGCTTTCCAAGTTCATCGGTTTCCTTCTTCAGGTACTTAAACTCCCGTACCTGAGCCTCCACGGAGTCCATGGGGCTTGCCTTTCTTTTTGATTCAGCCACTCTTGCCATCATTCTCCCCTTCTTGTGTACCTTGTACAGTACACGCAAGTTACGGATAAGGCAAACAGCGGGTCGGTGAGGCGTGTCGAGCGGATTAAGGCGTGTTTTCGTGAAGAAATGCCATCAAGGAACTAGCCGTTAAATCAAGACCGCCACGGTCATTGATGCCTTTTCCGTCCACAACAGCAGATGCCACGGCGCTCTTTTGTTGGAGCACCATAAATTGACGCTCTTCAATACTCTCCGACATCAAGACGTTCTCAATGATGATGCTGGGCCACTTAGAAGATGCCCGTTTGATGCGTCCGTTTCTTTGTGTTGCTAAGCCGCTACTCCATGGAAGGTCATAATTAATTAAAAGATTTGCCTGTGGAAGATCCACTCCGTAACCGCCAGCGTCGGTGGAAACCAATACTCGCGTTAATGGATCGGTTTGGAACTGCACCTTGGCATCTTCTTTTTCCTTAGCATTCATTCGTCCGGTATAGAGGACGCCACCTGACTCCGCGTGGATCATGGACGCCATCTTGACGTACGAACAAAAGACAACAAGTTTGTTCTCTGAGTCAGCATCGAGATGATCTTTGACCATGGAAACAGTGACGGCCAACTTTGGTGATCTTGCTTTTAGTGCGCGATTGCGCAGGGCTTCGTCCTCAAAAAGTTCCGAGAGGTACTGTGACCCTTCGACGGTGAATGGCCCGTAGGCATCGGCGCTATGTAGCAGTAGTACTGGGTGGTCACACAACATCCGAAGTGCGGTCACCTTGCTCATAATTGATCCCCGCAATGCGTCTCCGGGTCCTTGGTTATGGCCGCGTCCTTGACCGTAGTGCGCATCGATGCTCCATGACGGACCGAACAGTGATTGTGCTTCTGACAACTCTTCCTGCAGGTGAGCAACAATGGTTCGGTATAGGGAAGCAGAGAATCGGTCAAAGGGAACCAAGACGGGGTCTTTAATAATGGTGTCCGGGAGAAACGGTGCCACATCAGGATCCGTCTGTGACTTGCGGACACATGCAGTCTTTAGACGCTTATGTAACTGACTCAGATTGCGGTACCTTTCAACACCACCGAACTTGTTTCGCACTATGAAGGTCGCATCAAAGAGGTCGAACCTCTTCCCCAGAACGTCGGGGTCAATGGCCTGCATGATGGAGTAGACCTCTTCCACGCGACCATTTTCAATGGGGGTTCCCGTTAAGCCGAATCGTATGTCAAGCGTTCTTGACATCTCTTTAACTTTCTTGGATCTCTTGGCGCGGAAACTTTTTATGCTGGTCACCTCATCCATGACCAGTGAGCCAAACGACAGTGTGGAAACGTCATCCCAGTCGTTTACGACCTGTTCGTAGTTTACGATCACGTAGTCAAAGTCGGTGTACTGCTTGTATTGGCTTTTACGCTGTGAACAGTTGCCGTCAACAACGATCGACGTGGAGTTAGAGAATTTGGCGATCTCCTTGGCCCACTGGTATTTGAGGCTGGATAAGCACACCACCAGAGTGGGACCGGACAATTGATTTGTCATTCGGAGTTCTTCGATTGCAGCGATGGTGATGACGGTCTTTCCCAGCCCGAGGTCGTAGGCAACCAGAACCTTTTTGCGGTCGACCATCATCTCAACGGCGCTCACTTGGTAGGGAAGAAGGGTCCCCCTAAACATCGTAGGAGCCCGTCTCATCCGGGTCTTCCGTCACACCGCGCACTAAAGAACCGCACGACACGCATACCATTTCGGTGAAGTAACCACCGATGGAATTATCGGTCTCGTCGAACCAGATCAGTGCTTGGAAGAGTTCGTTACCACACACACATTTTTTCGTAGGTCCAAGAAAAAGAAGATCCGATCCGACATCTTTGATGTGGAAGAGATTATAAATTGGTTTACTCACGCAATTGCACTCTCCCCAAACGCGCGAGACCGGGCTCCATGTAGACCCACCGTTATTTCTTTAGTGGACATGTCGCCGGGGTCCTTGGCGCTGATTCCCGAGTATTCAAAGAAGCGAACAGATTTAAGAATTCCGCGCGTCGCAGTAAGCAGTTGCATGCTGGACTTTCTTCCTGCCGCGTCGGTGTGCGGGTTGTCCAGAGCGAAGACGACATCATCGGCGGCCGACATCATGTGGATCTGCGAACGCGAAATGATGGCCCCAAATGTAGCAACGGCTCCGGTAAACCCGGCGCTGTGCAATCGGACCGCGTCCAACGGAGACTCCACCACGATCATGCTGCCGCCGTCGAATATGTCGTACCCAAAAAGAGTGTTGCTCTTTTTAATTCCTGTCGGGAAATTCCGAAAGGAGCGGCCCGTTTCGGCTTTTTCTTGCCACCCCATCAAGGAACCATCGCTGGACTCGCGTATTGGAAGAATCCACGACTCGGATACGAAGTTCCAACGGACCCCGTACAGGGAGCAGGATGCGTGGGTCAAGCGTCTTCGATTACGGGCCCAGCGAGGTGCATCACTAAACCGTGAAAGTCTGGCCTCGGTCATGAGAGCGGGACGTGTGACCTTGATGTGTGTCCCGGGAATCCTTGACACGGTTGTTTGTAGGTCGGACTTGACGGGCATTGATTTTGCCTCGTCGAGTGAAACCCCCTTGAGATCTGCGATCAAGGTGATGATAGATCCCCGGTAACCGCATGAGAAGCACAGAAACAATCCCGTCTCTAGGTTGATGGACCATGACGGGTGCACGTCTTCGTTTCCGGTGCGTTCTTTGTGTTTTGGGCAGTGTCCTACAAATTCGTCACCACGAACTTGACCACTGATGTCCAGAGCGTCAAGTGTCGTGGTGATATCAATCATGGTGTCTCATGTACACCTATGAACGGTGTAGCCGCGCCACATCTGATTCAGTGGACAAGTAAGAAATTGCGCTGGAAAATATATTGTCCTGATTACGCTGCTCAAAATGGGTGAGTATGTGATCGACCATAACGTCGGACATCCTCAGATAAAATGAACGATCTTCGTGAACACAGCGGGCCCATGGCAGTACAGGTACATCGGAGTTGTACATCAATTCGGCGAGTTCTTCGGTAAGTGCTGACATCGGTGCCCCTATTCATTTTAGTGTTTCTCGTAACTGTGACTTATATTACACTAAGGGTACAAATGGCGCGAAGCGACTCGCCGTAACACATCCTGCACATGAAGAGGACAAATCTTCGTCGTGGAAGCACCCCGTATCCCATCTCCAGATCAGTACCACCGAGTCGGGTCCACAGTTTCGGCTGGCCACGATCCGCAGTTCTCGAAGTTCATCCTCTTCTGGGATTTCTTGTAGACCAAGAATCACATCGGAGTCTTGAAAGAAACTGGAAGAGTAGCCAATTGAATCTGCGGAAACTTTCCCGCTTTTCATTTTCCAAAGCAGTGTCTGCGTGCTGATAACGATCGGGATGTCCATACGTTGGGCCAACCGCTTCAGTGAGCGGGTGATATTCGTTAACGCTTGTGCTGTATTGGATTCCCCGGTTTGCTCATCCTGCATCAGGTACACGCCATCGATGAACGCGACCTCGGGCTTTATTTGATCGATCTTTGCGGCCAACGCGGAAACAGTGATCCCCTGCATGGCATCAGAGAGCGTGAAGGTGTTTTCCAAGCCAGCCATCTGCTTGAGCATCCCGGCATATGATTTCTTTTCCGGGGCGGTAAGGCCGCGACGGCGCATGCGGTTGTGTGAAACCTTGGAACGCATCGCATCATGCCGGACCTGCTGTTCGGTGTTGCTCATCTCAAATGACTGGAAAAGAACGTTGTGGCCGCTCTGGTGGATATTTATGGCTGTCTGTAACAAGATCTGCGACTTACCGGTCTTGGGAGGAGCGATCACGGTGACGAGTTGTCCTCCCTGCAATCCAGCGGTCGCCTCATCAATTTTCAGGTATCCGGTCGGTAATCCCAGAAGGCTTCCACTGTTGGCCTCCATCTCTTCGTAATTACGCATTCGATCTTCGGGGTTGCGATCCAAATGCATATCGGTGACCCCGGGCACACCTTCGCGGTGAATCTCGCTGATCTTTCCTTCGATCAGTACAAGCGCGGCTTCGTGGTCATTGCTGACACTTAGGACTTCAGCAGCACTTTGAATTGTGTCCTCGACCTTGACCGCGCGTCGATACTTAACAAAGCGGTCCAGAAGGTACTCAAGAGTGTCTTCCACTTTGAGGATTGAGAAGGTCGGGAATTCGTCTTTGACCGATACCGCGGTGGCGACCTCTCCGTACCGGCTCCAGTGGTCAATGAGCCATCGGTAGACCTGTTTAACCTCAGGATTGCTAAACCAGTCCGGTTGCATTCCTAGTTCGAGCAGGGGAGTGATGTGTCTCTCACGGATCACCCGTGAGATCAACCGTACTTCGTTGTCTGCCGCCATTACATTGACCGATCCATGTGTTCTACCCCCATGCCTCGTAGTCCATATCGTGCCTGATTTTCTGGTATATCAATGACGCCTATCACTTCCGGTCGGTAAGGCAGATCACTTAGAAGAGCAAACAGGTCGCGGTAGTGTGTTGAATAATTGACTGGGTTGGTACCAAAAGTATTAAGTTGCTCCAGTCGTAAATCAGATTCTTCTTGGTCCACACCAAAATTAATCAATTCGATCCTGACCGGAGATCGCTCAGTGTAGCGCCAAAGACGGTTCAATGTTACACGATTGAGTTGGCGTGTCGTTTTTCTTCCGAGCGTGACACCTAAAATCTTGCGAGGATTATCCATTTCGGTGGTGATGGCATCGTAAGTGATCAGGATTCGTTGTGGGATTTCGTTACTGATGTCCCCGTTCTGCATTTACAGAACCTCCACCTTGGCGTACTTAAGAACAAAGTCACGGAACTTCTCGGGAGACTCCATGGCCTCGTTCATCCCATCCGTGGGTGCCGTCGCCGCCACCATGAGTGGATAAAAGCCGTCATGGTTGTCCATGCACGCTGACACAAACTTGGTGTGTCTGCATGTGGTTCGTCCCCTAAATGTGGGACAGGTGCAGCGCACATTAGAGTTCTCTAAGTTCATCTCCACTTCAAAAACAGCGGGCTGCCTTGGTGACAAAAATAGTTGTACCATGCGCCAATCTTCGGCCACTTCAGTCCTCCTCATGTGTTACCTCCATGATGACGCCTGAATAGAAAATATCAGTGGCTAAGTTGCCGTGGAAAGAATCTTGTGGCTTAAATATGCTGGCCACAATCGTGGGGAGACCCTTGTCGTACCTGCGAGAAATCAGGGCATCCAGAGTGGCCACGGCCCAACCAGACTCACTGCGCCTTTCGGTGCCATAACCCTTAAGGATCCACAATTCGTCGTCTCTGTGGCCCTCATAGGTCGTGTCATCGCCGGGTCTCTCCGAGTCAAGGTAATCCTCAACCCCAGTATAAAAAAGACTGGTGATGGCGCCCTCAATAAGTAGTTGCTGGGCAACGGCCGCGGCAATCTTGGTGCTCTGATTACCCACCAACCATAGGCCCTTCCCACAAGTCTCAACCGCTCCCACGGAGTGGACAATCTTCCCATCTCGAACCATCTGGGCCCACTTCTGAACCACATCCAAAGGGCGCACCAATTCCAGATATGGCTTCACCTCAGGATGATCAAGGGTGACACCCAAAAGTCGCGGAGGAACATTGGAGACCCGAACCTTGGATCTAATCATTCCGGGGAGATCATTAATCGCCGTCATGCACGATCCATCTGATTTTCAAGACCCGCCAGCCAGTCATCATTGTCAGAGACGGTATGGGAATCGCGGTAATGATTCTGCAAGAAACTCAGGAAGACCTTGTAAGGCATTGGCCTTTCCGACAAAGCGGTCACACGAACGGGGTCTGCAAAGAAGAGATCAATCGCCGAAATGATGTCCATCAGGGTCAAGTCGTGGTCGACAGACCACAGGTGCAATGTCTTGGTCAGGGCCAAATGGTCGGTTCCGCCGCCCAAAATATCTGAACGAGCCATCGCCATTCTGTGCTTAAATTCCTTCACGACATGGCCCATATCCCATTCTTCGCGGGGAACGGTGCGGTGATACTTGAGGTCATATCTCCGCTCTTCACGGCCTTGTCGCCTGCGGACTTCTTTTCCGGGGCGTTCCTCCAAGAGTCCGAAACCGGTAAGGTCGTCACCGTCGTCAAAATCAAAATTCATGGAACTCCTCTTACCCTTTAGGGGGGCACCCCCGGAGTTAGAAGAAACGTTAGTTTCTTCTAACGACCCTTGTCGACTAGTCGTCTTGTCGTCCTGATAGACGTACCCTGTTTTTCCCACCCGTGGGATATTTTTCCCACCTATGGGAAAAACTTTTCCCGCCCGTGGGATTTCTGGTTCGGCACGATGCGGTCGCATTTTCACACTGTGAAAGATGTAAACACCGTTTGATACTTTTTTAACAAGCCCCAATTCGATTAGGGACTTCAGTGCGCGGTGCGCGCTGGACCTGCTACAGCCCATTACCTCCGCTACATCGTTAATGCGGAGGCTAGAAGTGCCAGCCGTTTGACGGGCGATAACTATCGACGCCGCCATAAACTGCTCGGGGTTTAGACGCATCCTGAGCAAGTCGTTTACGGTAATCACAATTCTGTACCTCCTACTTGCAGTGGAGGTTACACCTTCGAGTTTCCGGACCGACGGCGGGACCGCAATAAGTCGGCAATCTCACCTCGAACCGTCTTCAACACTGACGCCGTCACCCGTGCCACTAAGGCTTCCACATCAACCGAACGATCCAAAACCAATTCCACGTAACCATCACCAATATCCAAAACCGGGACACCGACATTCGACAAAAACTCCAACACCGCGTGATGCTCATCGGAGTCGTTCCATGCCAGAAAAGCAAGATCCCCACGGGAAGCAAATTGCGCAGCACGTAGATGGGGTCGCGGATCTTCGACAATGGTGACCACCAACTCCAGAAGACGATCATCAATATCGGATGCGTTTTTGGATACAACGGTCAGAAAAGTGGGCTGCTGTGTTGCCCACTCGATAACGGAATCAGGTGCGGGAGCAACAAGAATGATGTCCGTGATTTCATCATGTAGTTCTGGCAACTCGCCGGGTTCTGATTCTCCGGCGACCACGATAAGTTTCATCGTCGGGACTTGTAGTCGATATTGGGACGGGAAATTCGGTCCATGACCTCGATTGCACTGAGCGCCAAAAATGAGGCGGCAAAGGCAGAAACAACATCAAACCATGAAATTTCTGCCTTGGTGAGTCCGACAAGGGCTATTCCTGAAACAAAAAGTGCAACAAAGATTCGATAAAATCTTCTGCCAAGCCACAGATCCAAAAGTACGATAAACCACGCCGCTGCCAGAGCGGCAATTATGACATTCTCCATGCTCTAGATCCTAAGAATAAACTAGTTCCAATAATTGCTATACGTGTAAGGAAAGTCAAAAATACTTAGGAAACCCGTTGGTGATCTAACTACTCTGGCAACATCTTGGTCATAAGCCTATCTTGGATGGCATTGAATTCCGGGGTTGTTCCCAGAACTCCAGCCCTAGCCTGTTCCCTCAAGAAGTAGGGGAGGCAGTGATAGCAGTACAGAATTCCCTCTATCGCGCCAGCCGTGTACACGTAGACGGCGTTCTCTTCACAGTTTGCACACTTCATGGATTTCCTTCTTTCAGGAGTAAATGCCGCGCGGGACGAGAGCCTGCACATATGGGTCTAGTGAATCCCACAAAAGAACTCGGGCGGTCACACCCACCGGTAAGTAGTAGGGAATGGTGCTCCTAAGTCTTTCCATTTTTAGGGGCGCCTTGTTGTAGAGAAGTGAATATGCATTCGTGGTGGGCAGAGACCAGCGACCATCTTGACTGTCGAGATCAGAAATGTTTCCCGAGAAAAACAGTTGTTGCCGGTCTGCTCTCTCGAAAAGGACGTTGCTAATGAACGAAGTTCCAGAGCCGGTCACACTCACGACCGCATATGTGGAGTTCTCGGGTGCTGTAAGTACGCCACTAAATTGTTGCCATTTAATATCACTTTCGGGCGCATACTGTGCAGAGGAAATAGAGTCTGTACGAAGAAGTGAATCTGAATGGTCATACCATTTTACTTCACCGAGTGCGGTACCGGAATCAATGAAGGCGACCATTGAGAACCCATATGAATAGGTATCCGCTGTGGGAATGCGCGCCCCAGCAATCTCCCACGGGGACCCAGATACGAGACCCGAGTTGGCTCCATTGGCGGAATTCAGTGCCGACAGTGCGAGGGAACCGGAGACCACCGACCACGCTGAGGGTGTCACCTCAAAGGTGGGGTTAAACACAAGGTTGAGTCTGTCGGGCTGGCACACAACGGTCACCGACTTGGGGTCCCGGTAGACGTAGCCGATGTCGTAAGGACTGTCAGGGTTGTATACGAAGGTCCCATATTTGGCGTCGGAAGAACTGTAAGGAGTTCCCGCGTTCCCGGTAATGAAGTCACCCAATTTATTTGATCGTTCCACCATGAGGCCATCCACGTACAGGAATTCCGTATTAGAGAAGGTTGTGGACGTGTTCACCCTGAACGTTAAACCTGTTGTTCCAGAGGGGGATGTCACTGTGTAGACCAACCGCGTCCACGTATTCGCGTCCACAGAGACCGCCGAAGCAGTACTGGTACTGGATGGCCCTAGCCAAGTAAACTGCAACTCCATGGATGCAGCCTTTGTCGAGTAGACGTACATCGACCCCGTGACCACCTGATCCTCATTAAAAGTGATGGGGCTTGCATTACTGATACCTACGCTACGAGCAGTCACATCTGCGGAGGACAACTTAAAGGATGTATCTCCAATACGACCTCTGTCACTAGATGCTGAGATAACTCGGCTTGTTGGAGTTACAAGCGCCACCTCGGTGGTCCCCAGAACGGCCGATGGATTTAAGAAAAGATTGGATCGGTATCCCGCGACTTCTTCAGAGAAGGACATCATGTCGAGGTGTACGACGTTTCCAGATGTTCCTGAGAAATCTATATGAATAACCGCAAACGCAGCACTGTCAGGAGCCACCACGGGGCCACCAGCAACTTGCCACATACTTGACCCCGTGGTGGAGGACAGAACGGACACCGACAACGAAGTACCAACGCTGTCGAGCCACTCGATGCTTGGTGTGGCAGACGCGGTACCGGTCTCCGCACGCACAGGGATGGCAAGATAGTGGTCTTTGCCGGCGTTGACCGGGACCGCGAGCAACCGATTCGAGTTGCCGGGAAGTGAGACCCTCGCCGATGACCCCAATAAGGTCACCCTCCCGACAGCGTCCCGCGAAAACGGGTATGCAGAAGTTTCAAACTCAATACTGGGACCCACAACAGTGGTCCCATTAATCGGCAAGACTGCAAGAGTCATCTGCCCTGCATTCCACGACCAATTGCCTGTGCTTTCTTCAAAAGAGCCGTCATCAAGACTGAGAAACTTATTGTTCGTTGCGGTCGACGTCGTTTCCCAACCCGTCAAAGCCTCCACATAGGTGGACAGACCGCTGAGGGTTCCCTTGTTCCGGTACACATAGCCAGACTCCCTGTGCAGTCGCGCATTGGATGCGACACCAATGAGGTATTCATTGGGCATCCCGGATCCCGTTGAAAAAATACTGCTGAGCCCTCTGGTCGTGAATTGGTTTCTATTTTCGGGAAGGATGACATCAATCATCGAAGATAGTTCATCAAATGTGAGTCCGAACCCATACAAAAATTTCTGCAGATCGGTTTCAGTGTCGGCAGGTGAGAACGGGTTACCGTCGACCGAAGTGTACATACTTGGCAGGAAGTTAATCAGTTTCAGATGTGATTTTTTATTTGTGGGTATGACGACCGACGTGGCCGCGTCTTTGTACCACGACCCATTGGTATCAAAACCAAACAGCGTGTAATACGCGGTCCCTGACGGGGACACTTCCCCATTTACGGAGGAGGCAACCGGCACAATCGTGTCGATGAGTTCGATGATTTCGGTGAGTACTTCCCCAGTAGACACAATAAAGCCGTCAGTGGGATCCTCGGAGGTGCCACTGTTGTTGCGTAGAACAACATATGTCTGCCCTATCTTGTCGGGCATCTCCAAGGATAAACGAACAGTGTCGTAGTCAAGAACCTGTGCAAAGATATAGGACTGCGTGATGGTGGGACCGAACCGTGCATAAAGACCGGTCCCGTACTTAAAGGCGTTAAACTTGCTTGGCATTGTGTAGTCCTAATTCAGGTTGACGGGGTCTCTTCTTTGGTTAGTTTCCCCCACTTGCCTAAGGGACACTCTGCAAAGTCAAGTCGTGCCTTTACTTTCATAAAGCAGCCGCATTGTTTGCACGTCCATGTTGGCTTAAATAATTCAGGGCAACTGTTACAGATAGCAAGCCGCTTAAACGATTCTTCTTTGTCGGCAATCACGATGACTCTCCTAAAAATATCGCTAACTCTTCTTCAAAGGCGGTTTGGTCTGTCTGGTCTATGACGGTGTTTTCGTAAGTGATGCCCCCTCGGGCTTCAATTTCGTCATTGATTCGTTGTCTGTCACCCCATTTGTTTTTGGGGCAAAGACCGTCTTTTTCTTTGGTTGTTTTTAGAACTGGGTTGTCGTCGACATCGCAAGTCATGTCCTGCGTGTTGAAGAAAGGGCATTCTTTGCAGAGGTCAAGTCGCTGCTCCCGCTCTTGTCGGGTTACAAAAAAACCCGAACCGCAGTTTTTCCACGGAGTTTCACTGTCGAAAGTTCGTGTTGAGGATCCGGTTTCGTTTCGTCCGTGAACAACAATTTTTTCCACGGGAAAATCTTCAGAGTACTTGTTAGCAAGTAGAGTCCAGTTTCCTGAAACCATGTCGTCGTTATCTACGTACATGGTTATGTTGTCGCCTTCTGACATGAGTTTGAGACCGGAGCAGAGGTCGTAGTCAGCAACCAGCCTTCCGTCGCGGTCAGCCACGAATAGGAGAGTCTCGTTGTTGGACCACATAAAGGATTTATTGTCAGAATAAATCTTGATAGACTGGTTCGTTACGTTATTTTGTACCATTCTGATCCTCCGTTTGTAAATCCGTTTCCTGTTTCACTGATGAGAACGTCACATACTTGACTGTCAGGTATGGTTACACAGTCGCATGGTCCAGTTTGCTGACACGAAATTGTGCCGTACATGCAGGGAACACTCCCACCGCAACCACACTGACCATTGGGAGAAGAGCCATCTTCGCAACCTCCGCTGGGGCCGGGGGGGCCGCAGGAGCAATTCCCGGGGACGATACAGCAGGTTTGGCAGGACTGTCCTCCGGGAATCGTTCTGCATGAGTAAGCAAATGGCTTGTTCTGGTATGTCCGTGAAGCACTGGAGGATCCACCTGAAAATGAGACCGCCGATACGTTAGCCGTGCTGCTGTTGCTGGGAAGTGTCAACGTGCTTCCTGATCGAGTACCAGAAGTCACGGTGTAAGTGAATGCAGAGTTGTAGTTGCTGATCGTAAATATGCCTGTGGATCCTAGGTAGGAAAGAGTGGGCGTTGCGGGTGTGGCTAAGAAGGTTGTGAACGTATACCCCAGCGCGCTTCCCGGTACAACAAGTGTCCCGGCTGCCACCGTCTGCGTTCCCACTTTATTGTTCAACGAGGAATTGCTTGTAAATCCTGATCCGGTTGTTCCTTTGACAAGTTGTGCTGCGGCGATAGCCGTGTCGGCTTGGGCTGGGCTCAGGCCAACCAAGTTAGGAACAGGAACACTAAGGGAGGTCCAAGTGCCGCCATTGAAGTAGGACTGGTCAATAGGAATCCATGAACTGTCAACCTTGACGTACCCGTTGTTTGCCAGCGACCAGTTGTCTGCCGTTAATCCATGTCGAACATAAATTGTCATACCGAGTACTTAAACCAGACATCCCCGGTAACGCCGTCACTTGAAATAGGAGCCACTGTCGAAATAGTTATTTGTCGAACGCGGGACGTGAGCGCCTGAACACCTGCTGTGGTTATTCCAGAGGCTGATGTAATAGCGGGACTATTTATGGCCGGAGAAGTCA